GCGCGAACAGGCAACCACGGACTTTGACCGGCTCAAGAATCAATTCGCGCAGATCAAGGATCTTGGCTTTGCAACGAATATCGAGGGCGAGGGTGCATTGCGTTTTCCGAAGCGGTGGAACAGTAGGACGGTACGGCTTTACACCAAAAAAGGAGAGTATCTCGGAGAGGTATATATCTTCCCGGTAAACAAGGGACAGGCAGAATCTAAAACGCTGGACTTGATCATCATCGAGGAGGCGCAGAATGTCGACGACAAGCGGTTGAAAAATATGGTGTTCCCGATGGGCGCGTCAACGAATGCGCCGCGCGTGTATATCGGGACCGCCGGATACCGGAACTGTCTTTTCAAGAGCAAGGTGGAAAGCGGCAAGCGTCTTTTGAAGATTGAACTGCCGCGGGTGTTTCAAGAGCGCGAACAGGCATTCCGTGATTCGGGGGATCCGAAGCATCTGTTGTACCGCCGGTATGTCGAGCATGAGATGCGCGAGGAGGGGCTTGATCCGGTGAAAATCCTTGCCGCTTTGCAGGCCAGCGATGATGATGCGCTGAAAGAGGTGAGCGAATACATCAGCACGCAATTTCTGCTCAAGTGGGTGATCGGAGCCGGGAACTTTACCAGCGAACCGCAGCTCGATGCCATGATCGAAAAGGGCCGCGGATATATCATGGAAAACAAACCGATCCCGGTGGATCCGAAAAATCCGAAGAAGGGAACGAAGCCAGCGCCGAATTGTTATGTGGGGATCGATGTTGCCAAGATCGTGGACCGGACCGTGGTGACGATCGAGCGTGATCATCCGGAGATCGAGGGCAAAGTGCAATTCTGCTATCGGTTCGAGATACAGGGCGACAATTATGAGGACCAGTACGACATCATCGTGAAGGTGCTCGATTCGTATGACAGCATCCGGCGCATTGCGATCGACAGTACCGGGCAGGGTGATTTCATGCCGGATAAATTCGTGCGGCGTGGAAAGTGGGGATCGCGCGCGATCCTGCGGGTGAAATTCTCGATGGAGAGCAAGGATGCCATGTACAAGATACTCAAGCAATCGATCAAGAATGTCATGGTGCTGTTGCCGGACACTAAAGTGATACCGGCGAACGAAAAGGCGGCGCAACACTTCCGGAAAGAAATGCTGGATCTGCAGCAGGAATACAAAGGGCAATATCTGTCCGTGCATCACCCGGATGGCTCGGATGAGAACAATAAACCATTTCATGACGATCATCCCGACAGTTGGGCGCTGTGCGAATTCGGCCGCGTGGACTGGAAGAAGCATGCGCCCGGCATCGGATAAATTTATGGAGAACAACAACAAAGGACGCTTGACAAGTACACTGCACTGCCCGAGTACCGCATGCCAGCGGCCTATACTGACGCAGACAGCAATTGCGGAAGGCACTACGTTCACGATGAAGTGTCCCTATTGTGGCTCATTCGTGCGCATACAGGCGACATTCACGGTTATCCACAAGCGTCTTTTGACCGAGGCGCGAGAGCGTGTTATTATTAAGCCACAAGATCAATAGTGTTTTTCAACACATTTTAGCGGCCATTGTGCCGCACAAAGCGGACCACGTGAGCCAGCGATATGCTGGCTCATTTTTTTATACTCATGGCAAAAAAGAAAACTATCATCACGCGTCTTTTGGATGCATTCGGCTACGCAAAAAAAAGCGGCGTGGCTGTGTCCGGTCTTGGGTATTACCATATCCCGGCGACACCGCACAGAAAGACCGGTGACTATCTCGCATCGTACACGTCATGGGTGTACGCGTGCGTGCGCGCGAGAGCGCAGGACGTGAGCCGGATCAAGCTGCGGCTGTACCGGAGGATCAGCGAGGATGAAGCGGAGGAGGTGAAGGACCACAACGTGCTTTCACTTTTGCGCGGAGTGAACGAATTCATGACACAGCAAGAGTTGTTCGAGTACACGCAATCGTACAAAGATCTCGCCGGTGAGGCATTTTGGTATCTTATGCGCGCGGGCGATCGGCCGAACAGCGACATCATTCAGATATGGGTACTGCGTCCGGACTGGGTGACGATAGCGACCGATCCGGAAAACCATCTGTCCGGGTATGTATACCGGATCCCCGGCGTGAAAGATATGCCGATCTCCCGGGAGGACATAGTCCATTTCAAAGAATTTAACCCGGTTGATGCGTACAGGGGGCTTTCCGTTTTGAGTGCCGCGGCGCTGACGATCGATGCTGACAATTTCGCCGAGAGTTTCAATCGGAACTTTTTCGAGAATAGTGCGACGCCATCGATCGTGCTGGAATCGGAGGAAACATTCTCGGATGATCAGATAAAACGCCTGCGCGCTGACTGGTTCGCTGAATACGGAGGCAAGGACAAGGCGCACAAGATGGCGATCCTGCATGGAGGGCTGAAAGCGCATCCGTTCGTTTTGAGCCAGCGGGATATGGAGTATCTTGAGGGGCAGAAATTCAGCCGGGATAAAATTCTCGCATTGTTCAAGACGCCGAAAACGGTGCTTGGTATGACCGAGGATGTGACCGTATCAAATGCCGAGGCGACCGATTATGTGTTCAGCAAAAGGACGGTGAAGCCGCTGATGGAGAAGATCCGCAACACGCTCAACGAATTTTTACTGCCGAAATATAAAGATGGCGACAAGTTATTTTTTGATTTCGATGATCCGACACCACAGGACCAAGCGGCAAAGATAGAAAAATACAAGGGCATGTTTGCGATCGGCGCAATGACCCCGAACGAGATCCGCGCGGCAGAAGGATTGGATGAAGCGGTCGGGCTGGACAATTTTTATGTTCCGGTCGGAATGATGCCGTTGATGGAAGAAGGCAATCCCGAAATAGATGAGGATGCAAAGAGGATCACGCATCCGGTGAGCAAGAAGCCGAAAGTGGACGTGCCGCCGCCGACGCTTCGGAACAAGATCGCAGAGAATATCGCAAAGGGAGTGAAGTACGAACTGATGAACGCGCTTGCGCAATACAGCGCCGGCACCAAGCAGAAAGAAGCGATCCCGCAGTCGCGGCTCTCAGAGGATCAGAAGGTGCAGATGTGGAAGTCGCTGATCCAAAAGACGGACCGGTGGGAGGATCGGTACAAAGTTGAATTGCACAAGATATTCGCCCGGCAGGAGAAGGAAACGATCGCGCGGTTGAATGCAACACAGAAAGCGCTGAATCCGGGCGACATTGACAGTGTGCTTTTTGAGGTGTCGAAGGAAGTGGGATTGTCGGTGAATGTTCTGATGCCGATATTGCGCCAGCTCGCGCAGGACATCGGCGATGATTCACTCGATAGCGTCGGCGCAGATGAGAATGTTTTCAATACGACCACGGAACAGATGCGTTACTTTTTCAGGGTGGATGCGGTCCGCGGGATCCGGCTGATGAACAGGGTGACGCGCAGAGAGTTGCGCAAGGTTCTTGCTGATGGCGTAAAAGATGGGTTGGGCATTCCGGACATCGCCCGGAATATCAAGAAGGTGTTTGCTGATGCTGATACTGCCCGCGCAACCAAGATCGCCCGGACAGAGGTATTGAAGGCAGCAAACTATACTGCGGTCGAGGCATACAAGCAATCCGGCGTGGTTGTCGGCAAGCAATGGTTCACCGCGGAGGACGAGCGCGTATGCCCGATATGTGCGCCGCTCAATGGGAACGTGATCGCCTTGTCTGAAACATTTTTTGATATCAATCAAACGCAGGTCGGTTCTGACGGCAATCAGTACAAAATAACATTCGAGAATATCGGAGCGCCGCCGAGGCATCCGAATTGCAGATGTACGATGGTCCCGATAACGAAGTTTGACAATCCAAAATGATGCGCTGGAGCGGCCGTTTGATTCCTGCATCACACCGGTTCCGGCCATGCGGCGAGCGGCCGCAAAAGCCGAGTGCAGGATATCAAGCGTCCACTCAAGCGCATATCAAATAAAAAATTAAGACAAACACATGAAAAAAAGAGAGGTCAAGCAGGAAAAAACATTTTTCAAGGCCATCATCGAGAAGATCGAGAAGGCGGGTGACGCAGAGGGGATTTTGTCCCTTGCCGTTGCGACAGATTCCGGCATTGACCGGGATGGTGAAGTGATCAACTCCGATGGGTGGGACTTCACGAACTTTTTGAAAAATCCGGTTATTCCGTGGGCGCACAAATACGACGTGCCGCCGGTGGCTAAAGCGCTGGAGTTACAGCGGGATGGGAACAGGGTCACTTTCAAAGCGGAATTCGCCACAAAGATATCCGCATTCGCAAAAGAGATCTTCGAGCTATACCGCGACGGATTTTTGAATGCGTTCAGCGTCGGCTTTATTCCCCGGGAGTGGCACTTTGAAGATCGCGCCGGCAAAACTGTTCTCGTATACGACAAGGCAGAGTTGCTTGAGATATCCGCGGTGCCGGTGCCGGCGAATCCCCGGGCGACCGTTTTGATGCGCGGGATGAACATCAGCGATGATCTGAAAAAGGAGATCACAGAAAACATCAAGGTTCCGGAAGAAGGTGACGAGTGTGAGATGGAGGACGGAACGATGGGAGAGATGCATCCGGACGACGACGGCACTATGACGTGCCAGCCGAAGAAAGCAAAAGAGGATGGGAAGGCGGTTGATGAGCAGATCAGGGAGCTGCGCGAGAAGATCGAACAAGTTGAAAAATCCATCGCCGGAAAAGCCGGTACCGATGGTTCCGATCGTTCGGGATCGGAAAAGGTCGTTCCAAGCGACGAAGTAATGGCCGCCTTTATCAAGGGCGACACGAAACGTCTGCTGCAAATAGTGGATCGCCACGTCGGCATCGCACTGCATGCCTATAAGGCCGCAGAGCGAACTGCCCGCGGCGAATAACCACAACATCATTAAGGAAAATTTTCACATGAAAAAATTCAAATGTGAAAAGTGCAACCATTCCGCAGAGGACAAAGGATTCTGTCCTGTTGACGGTTCGCAGTTGGTGGAGATGAATCAAGCAGACGCGCTTAAATCATTGCTCGACAATGTTGGCGCTGTCGTTGAGGAACGCACCAAAGCGACGTTGAAAGAGATGGGTTTCGGAAAGGCCCCGGAAGCGGGGATCGTTCCTAAAGATGCGAATTTTGGCGACAAGATCGCATTCACAAAATCCATTCTCAACGAAGTCGACACAAAGACGCACGATGCTTTGCCGGTGGCGAAGCAGGAGGACTTTTTGAAGAAAGCGAAAGTCGCTTACTTTTTCAAGCACCTTGTTGCGTTTGCGATCGACAAGGATCCCGAACATCTGAAAGTCGTCAAGGCACTCGCAGAGGGCACTGACGGCGCAGGTGGATATCTTACTCCTACCGAATTCCGCGCGCAGTTGGTTGAAGATTTACAAGACGAACCGATCCTTCGGAATCTTGTCACTGTGATCCCGGTGGGATCCAACAGCGGCGAACTTCCGACGCTTGCCTCCGGCGTGAAAACGTCGTGGGGTTCGGAGAACACGTCGATCTCGACCACAACCGCTCGATTCGGCACGTTGACCTATTCGATCAGCCGTTTGAACACGCTGCTCTATACGTCACGCGAACTTGTTGCTGATAGCGCCATCGGAATTGTTCAGCTCATAACACGGCTGTTCATCGAGGCCATCGGCAGGGAGGAAGATCGGGTGATCATCAATGGGTCCGGATCCGGACAGCCAAAAGGCATCTTGCAGGAAACCTTGACCGGTATCGACAACGCAAATGTCGACGCGAATCTCGCGCCGAACATCAAAAAGTTGCCGTACAAACTGGGACAGGCATACCGCAGAAGTGCACGATGGCTCGTCAATTCTACTTCGCTGGGCGCGATCTCCGCTATTCAAGACACCACGACCGGACAATTCTTGCTCCGGGCCGGTCTTGAAGCTGGTGATCCCCCGACATTGGTCGGATATAAGCTGCACGAACAGAACGATGTGCCGCTTGATACGCTGATCTTCGCAGATCTCAAGCAGTATTATCTGTTCGATCGTGAGCAGATCTCCGTTGAATCGACGACCGAAGGTGCTGGCACCTTCGAGAAGCATCAGGTTGCCATCAAAGTGACTGAACGTATTGATGGCAAGGTTGCACTGACAAACGCATTCCGCACACTTACCAACGCCGGCATCGATTAAAAATCGATCGGTGAGTGCTCGCTTTATGCCCGCGTGCGCTGATGCTGTTGCCGAACCGACCACGGCATCAACGCACCGGGGATCAAACGAACAAAAAAAGATATGCCAACAATTTTGAACAATACAGCGCGGAAGGGACTGACCACGCTTGCAAGAGCAAAGACGTGGTTCGGTCCTTTTTCGGATACCTATGACGGCATGCTGATCATGGCGATCAACCACGCGACCCGGATGATCGAACAACATACCGGAAGGAACCTGTTGTCGCAATCCCATACCGAATATCTCGATGGCAAGGGGACCGCGGAGCTGACGCTGAAAAATTATCCGGTCACTGCGGTTGCTTCATTCTCGTACCGGGCGGCAAACGACAACGTGGACAGTTGGTATGCGTATGACGCCGATGATGAGTACCGGTGGTATGAGGACGGCCGGGTGCAAAATCTGATCGGCAAATTCTCGGATGTTGGAAAAAAATATCGGGCCATCTATACGGCCGGATACAAGGTGGATTTCGATAATGAGAACGATATATCACTACATACGCTCCCGGAGGATCTCGAATATGTATGTTTGAAGCTGGTATCGGCAATGTTCAACACGCGCAGATCGGAAGGGTTCAGCAGCACGTCGCAGGGCGATATGTCCGTGACCATGAAGGGGGTGATGATGAAGGATCCGGAGGTCAAAGAGCTGTTGGCAAAATATAAAAGGTATGTGTTCTAAAATATGCGCCAATTTCATGACAATATGCTCAAAATATCCCGGCTCAAGACGACCAGCGGGAACATCCGTAATTATGTCGCAACGGCAACAGCGGAAGCTGACATTCAGCCGCTTGGGCGCGATCGCGGACAGGTTGATGTCGGAGTGTTCGGCAAGACATATATCGCCTACATCGAATCGAACATCACCGTGCAAAAGGGCGATCGATGCCAAGATAGGAATGGGGTTGTATACATGGTTTCGGAGGTCACTACCCGGGAATTCGGAGCGTATCCTTATCAAGAATTATTGTTGAACAAAGCGTCATAATATGCAGCTCGAAATAAAAATTGAAAATGCCGACCGATTGCGCGCTGCATTTCAAAAGATGCCCGGAAGGATCGGGACCATGATCGGGGAGGCGATCAGAGCAAGCGCATTCGCTCTTGAGGCGGCCAGCAAGGATGCACTGACGACAGGATGGACGCGCGCGATACGCACAGGATTGCTCCGGAGCAGGACTACGGTCAAAGAAATGAGCAAATTCAAGGCAACGCTATATCCGGACGTTTTTTATGGGATATATGTGCACGAAGGAAACAAAACTATGCGGCCGCGGCCATTCCTTGTCGAAGGGATAAAGCGCGCGGAGAGTAAGCTGGAAGGAATTTGGAAACAAGCATTGAGCGGAATATAACATGGGGCAGACAGCAACAATTTCAGCGCTTTTGAAAACGATCATCGTGGCAGAAACGGACTTTGAGGCGGCGAGTGTTTTTGAGTACGAGCCGGAGATCGATTTGTTGGTGCAGGATCCTGCGGCCATGATCATACCCGCTTCCGGCGAAAACAGCAGGGCAACGACCGGAGAAAATCGCAGAGAGTATGTCTTTTCGGTCCGGCTCTTATATGAACGAAAAAGCCGTGGTAGTGCAGCGACGGAAACTGCCATGCAAGCGGCGGTCGATTCTTTGGTGAATGCATTCGATAACGATGAGTATCTTTCCGGGAACGTGCAGAAGATCGAGCCGGTGGACTGGCAATTCGGATATATAAACCGCGAGAAAGAATTCCGCATCGCAGAGCTGACCGTCAGAGTGACAAAAGATTTTTCTTTGACATAAAAAATCATTAAGGCCAAAGGCCAAAAAACAAACTTATGAGTAAATTTATCGGAAGGCAACAGGAGGTCGGGATCGCTAAAGAGGCAACGCGCGGGACGCAGGTTGTCCCGACGTTTTGGGTGCCGAAAGTGAACTTCGCCGTCGAGGACCGGGCGATCAAAGCACGGTTCGATGGCAATTACGGCGTACTCGCCGGGGGCGACGATGCGCTTGTCGCGCAGCGGTGGGCCGAGGGCGAGCTGGAAGTTGAATTGCAGGACAAGATCACCGGGCTTCTGTTCTATGCGCTGTTTGGAACGCTGACATCCGCATCGTTCAATAGTGCGTACAAGCACACGTTGACCCTGCAGAACAGCGTGCAACAGACATCGCTTTCATTGTGGCTCCGGGATCCGGTGGGAACGCTGGTGTACCGCATGGCGATGGTGAACAGCTTCGATCTCCGCGTTGTGCCGGATGAGATCGTGAAGGCAACATTTGGCTTCATCGCAAAGGCACACAAAGATTTCACCGCGCAAACGCCATCGTACACCGCGCAGAATAAATTCAGCGGGCGGCATTTGACGGTGAAGGTCGCCGCTGATGAATCATCGCTCGACGCGGCCGCCAAGATCAACGTGCAGGAATTGAGGATCCGCATCGCAAAGAACGTGGTGCGCGAACCGGCGCTTGGCACGGTGGATCCGGTGGATATTCTCAATAGGAAATTCACCATCTCGGGAACGCTCAAGCTGACGCATGAGGACCGAACCTATCGGGACTACATGCTCAATGGCACCAAGAAAGCACTGCGCATCACGCTGGCGAATTCCGGCGTTACGATCGGAACAACGAATCCGACGATTCAGATAGATCTTCCGGTAGTTGACTTCCACGATTGGGAGCCGTCGCATCCGCTGGACGAGATCACGTCGCAGGAGATCCAATTTACCGCGTTGTATGACGTGGCGAATACCAAGCTGATCGGCACCGCGACATTCGTGGTGAACGAAACAGCATCTTATTAGTAACTGACCCGGAGCGGCCTGACCGGGCCGCTCCGGACACCATAAAAACATGCCGGAATTAAAATACGAAAATAGAACTATCGAACTTGAATTGCCGGGCATTCCCGGATCGAAAGTGACTGTGCGCAATTCGATCCTTGCAAAAGACGTTCAGTTGCTTATGGAGAAGGGTTGCTATAACGAGGACAGCGCAAAAAAGCAATTCGTTCCGATCCTGTCGGTGATCATCGTTGCATGGAATTTGACCGACGAAAAAGGAGAGATCCTTCCGATCAACGAGGAGAACATTAGCAAGCTGGAAGTGGATGATGCAATGGAGATCGTGAAGCAGTTGAAAGGAGGCGCAAGTTTTTTGGCACCAACACAACCAAACAAGGAAGGTTCGAGGAGCTAAAGATCGCGCTGTGCATCGAGATGCGCTGGACTGAAGATGATTTTTTGAATCAGCGGTGGGAATTCATTCAGCAGTTGGTGGAGGAAATAAATCGCCGGGAGCGTGCTATGGAGCGAGAGCGCGACAAGGCGATGAGATAAAAATATGGCAGCAGAAAATTACGTCAAAATTGTCGTCGAGGCGGTTGATAAGGCGAGCAAGGAGATGGACCGCATATCGAAAGCGGTCAATGCATCCTTGAAAGACGCCGAGGGAGCATCCAAAGGTTTTGCCGTCGGACTTGGTGCCGCCGGCGTTGCCATTGCAGGGTTCGGAGCGCTCGCGGTGAAGGCAGCATCGGAAGCAGAAGCACAGATGGCGGCGATGGATGCGACGTTGAAAGCTGTCGGAGGAAGCACCGGAGATGTCCGGGGCAAAATAATCGAAGCGTCGCAGGCGTTCACCAAACTCGGTTTTGACGATGAAGAAGCGGCGCGGAGCATGGCGCTGTTGTTCCAGCGGACGAAAGATGTTGATCAGGCAATGACACTCGGCCGCCTTTCCGCGGACCTTGCGCGCGCAAAAAATATCGAACTTGGCGAGGCGAGCAAATTGGTGTCGCTTGCGTTATCCGGGCAGGGACGAGCGCTGATGCAGTACGGTATCTCTATCAAAGACGCAGCCACGCCGCTTGAAGCGCTGGAAGAACTGCAAAAAGCTGTTGGCGGCCAAGCAGAGGCATTCTCAAAAACATTTCAGGGGCAGACAAAGATATTGACCCAAACGTGGGGCAATTTCATGGAGGTTGTCGGCAACGAATTTATTCCGGTATTAACGGAGATGCTTTTGAAGCTGACGCCATTCATTGAAGAAACATTGCCAAAATGGATCGAGCAGACGAAAGTGGTGATCCGTTTTCTCGGAGAGCACAAGGAGGTTCTATACATTGTCGCCGGCGCGATCATTGGGGCATTGGTCCCGGCCGTGTATGCGGCGATAGCGTCTTTTGTCGCGGCCGCGGTAGCGCTTGCTCCGTTCATCATTGGAGGCGCGATCATCGGAGGGCTTGTCGCCGGCATCATGTGGATCGTCAAACACTGGGATCTCATCGCAGAAAAAACACGAAGCGTGTGGAATGCCATCACAAAATTTCTTTCGGAAACATGGCAGGGCATCAAGATCATTTTTCAGGAGGGTGTTGACTGGATCATGAACAAGCTGAATCCGGTGTTCGCTGTTATCGACAAATTGAAGTCGGCAGCATCGTCGGTCGGCAGTACCGTGAGCGGTGCATACGAATTCGGAAAAAGCATGCTCGGTTTCGCTACCGGCGGCGTAGTGCCGGGATATATCGGACAGCCGCAGCTTGCACTGGTCCACGGCGGTGAAAGGATCACGCCGGCGGGAGGCATGAGCGCGGGAGGATCGATGCCGAGCGTGAACGTATATGTCACAGGCAACACCATTTCGCGTGATACCGATATCGAGGATCTGGCGCAGAGGGTCGGGGATGCAATTATGGGACGGCTCCGGATGGGCGTACGTTTTTAATATGAATCATGACATTAGTGATAACAATAGCAGGAACAGACAGAACACGGCTTGTGATGCCGGAAACGCTGCGCATCAGCTCAATACTGACGCGTGAGCCGGATACCGCGTACTTTTCAATCAAAAAATTCGGGAGCAGAACCTACACGCCGACAGTGGGAGAAGAAACGATCATCACAGGCGATGGCACGCGGATATTCGCCGGAAGGATCGTCCGAGTGGAAGAATCGTACGACAAGCTGGAGCTGGTGGAGTACCGGATCTCCTGCATAGATTATACGAGGGATCTTGATCAGCGCTTGGTAGTGGAATCATACACGAACCAAACGATCAACGCGATCATCGCCGACATCCGGACAAAATATATGCACGCGAGCATCACGATCGCAAACGTGGATGCTCCGGTGACTATACAAAAGATCTCTTTCAATTACGAGCAGGTAAGCCAGTGCATCAAACAGCTCGCGGAGATGGTGAACTATGACTGGTACATTGACTACAACAAAGACATTCACTTTTTCGCAAAGACCGACAACGCAGCGCCGTTCGCGCTATCGGATACCGGGGGGAAATACATATACGATTCGCTGATCATCCGGAAAGACATCACGCCGGTACGCAACACGATCTATGTGCGCGGCGGCGAGTACGAAGCGGATCCGTTCACCGCATCGATCGTTGCCGACGGACAGACGCATATTTTCAATACCGGGTACAAATTCAGCGATCTTGCGGTGACGACATCCGGACAGCAGAAAAGCATCGGGATCGATTATATTGACGATCCGGGCAGTTACGATGCGCTGTATAATTTCCAAGAGAAGCTGCTGAAATTCCGCGAAGATAAAAAGCCGAGCGTGAACACAGTTGTGCAATGGTCCGGGCATCCGTGGATCCCGGTGATCGTGAAATACAGATCGGCATCGAGCATCGCGGCGTTCAGCGCGACCGAGGGCACAGATGGGATATACGAATACAAGATCATTGATAAAAGCATCAAGAGCAAAGCGGCGGCCCGGCAGAGGGCGCGCGCGGAGATCCTTGCGTATGCGGCGACAGTATCGGAGGGAGAATTCAAAACATATCAAACGACGCTGCGTGTGGGGCAACGGATCACCGTACAGAGCGATCTGCGCGGGGTCAATGCGGCATACATTATCAACCGCATCGAGATCGAGCCGTTCGGGAATCAAGGCAATTTGATCCATCGCGTCGGGCTGATGAGTACCCGGACATTCGACATGATCCAGCTTTTGCAAAAACTGCTGACCGAAAAAGACAAAGAGATCTCCGTGAGCGAGGATGAGGTGCTGGATGAAGTCGAAACATCGGAAGATAACATCACGATCAGCGAGGCGGTCACATATTCGATGTTCACGCCGCCGTACCGGTGGGGTCCGCATGGGGACGCATTCAAGTGGAATCTCGGAGAATGGAGCTAAAACTATGGACAATATAAAAATACAACAACAATCACAATTCGCAGTCGATGGCCTTCATCGGATCTTTGAGTGCGAAATAAAAACACCGGCGGCCGAGCGGCTGCAGAATAGGATCGTCGAGCTGATAAAGGGACAGCACGACAGCGCGGAATACCGATTTTTGCTTTCGCAGCTTCATCAAAAATTCGGGTTGCGGCAACAGTTGGTCCACAACGTCGTATGCTTACGCGGCCGCGAATGCGTCGCGCGGCGGCTTGCCGGCGATATCACGTACACCGGTATCATAAATTACGGAGCGCTGGGAACATCGACCACGACACCGACAGAAAACGATACGCAGCTTGGAGCTGAGGTGTACCGGAAAACAGTGGCCGACACCGACGATGCGGATGTGGCAAGCGGAATCATCGTCGTGTCTTTCTTTTATGCGACGACAGATCTGACCAACAGCGATTTGAACGAGTTTGCTTCTTTCATCGATGGCACCGCGAGCGCCAATTCCGGAAGGATAAACAACCACGTGAAATTTGCATCGGCCGTGAACAAGACCGCTTTGAAAACATTGACCATCGATAGCCAATTTACAATTCTTTAGAAAAATATGAGATCATCAGCCGTCGCGGCCGGCGATACAGCGCTGGCAACACAATACAATAATTTGCGCAAGGATGCATACAGGGCATCGTATCTTTTGGCGCATGAGCAGAGCACGCCGGATCTGACGCTCTATGTCGAGCCGGGCGTGTTTTATATCGGAGCGACGCGGGTGATCTATGCGGGAGGCAATTCTCCGACGTTCACGGCACCGGTGACGAATCCGCGCATCGATCTTCTGACGATCAACAGCAGTGGAACGCTTGCGCGCACCGCAGGGGCAGAAGCCGGATCGCCATCAGCGCCGGCATATCCTGCAGGGGTGATGGTGCTGTGCGAGGTATACAACCGCGTGGGGCAGACAACGATACGAGATACCGATACCGCCGGGCAGGGGTATATTTCAAACGACATCCGAGGCATTGGGTTTGCACAAAGCATTGTCAATGCGCAAATAGCGGCCGCCGCCGCGATCGATATCAGCAAGGTCGCATTCAATGGAGATTTCCTACCAACAGCGGATAACACGGACGATATCGGAAGCGCGAGCTACCAAGTGGCGAATGTTTATGCAACGCAATACTACAAAAACGGCGTGGCATTCGTTGGGGCAAAATTCGGCGGCACCGGTTCGGATGGGGCGCTTTCAATATCGAGCGGAACAACAACAGTGAGTGCCGCATCGGCGAATGTTTTGGTAAAAAACTACACTTCGATATCGATCACCAGCACCGGATCTCTTGCATTCAACAATCCGGCCACGACAGGAACCATTGTCTGCATACTTTCGCAAGGAAATGTCACGCTAACAGCAACAACGCCGATCACTACAGTCGGAATGGGTGCGGCCGGCGGTAATGGTGGCGTGGATACAAACGGAAGTGATGGGCAAATACCTTTTCGTGTGAATACGCACGTTACTACAGCATCGAAGGGTGGTTTGAAAGGCACGTCGATTGGCGCTGGTAGCACCGGGGGCACGCAATTCACACAGAATGATTTCATAGTCACACAGGCGGCAACGGCAATTTTCAAACGAGTTGAGCTGACATCCGGCGGCGGTGGTGCCGGCGGTGGATCGGCAGGAGCAACAGGAGGAGCGGGAAGCCGTGGAGGGGGAGGATTATATATCGAATGTCAAGGCGACATCAATTTCACCGGGACGATATCTGTTGCCGGAACGATCGGAGCAAACTGTGCGGCGAACGGATCCGGTGGCGGTGGTGGTGGCGCTGGTATGTGTGTGATCGTCTATAACACGGCGACATCGGTTGCAGGAACCATCAGCAGCCCGGGAGGTGCCGGAGGAAATTGTGCAAATTACGGAAACGCATCGTGGGGCGGCGGTGGCGGGGCATCATATTGGGGTGCCGGCGGGCTTGGCAATAATGGAGCAGGTGGATCCGGTGCCGGCGGCGGTGGCGGTGCGGCGTATGGTGCCGGCGGCGGTGCAGGGGGCGCTGCGGGAGCAACGCAGGGAGGGTTCGTATTCCAAAATCTATATATCGTTTAACAAAAAAATCATGCTAAAAATTCACGATCTATTGTGCAGATTCTGCGGAACAAAGACAGGCGAGATCGAATTGCCGGACTGGAAAAAATTCGAGGATGCCGACATTGAAGATGTCCGCTGTGATGAATGCCAAAAGACGCATGGCACCGTGCAGGAACTTTTTGAGCGCTTTGAAAAGGAAGCCAACAACAAGAGATCGAATGAAGAATTCAAAGCGATCATGAAAAAGGCCGGCTGGAAAAAAGGCAAAAAATTCGATGATGAGATCGCTAAAATTAAGCCGGTGGATCCACAAACATGACACACCTTCACGACGACAAAAAATTTCAAAAAGATAATGTTAGCTGGCAGGTGTTTGTGTGGGCGATGGGAATCTTTCTTGTCATTGTTGGATATGGTGCTTCTAAAATATATGCGATGGAGGAACGAGAAACGAAGCGGCTCGAAGCAATCAACGAAATTCGCGTGCAGCTCCAAGACATAAGAACTAACATCGAATGGATCCGTGGCACGCTGGAATTAAGGCAATTCAAAAAATGATATGAAACAAAAGATCCTTTTTCTCCAAAAATTCACTCCGGCATACAGCCGGGCGGTGGCAGAACAGATCGCAAAAGATGCCGTTGCGTGGCTACAAAAAACAGCGGGGCAGGACATAACGATCGAGGCATCATTTGCTGATGCGAAAGGCGCGCTACACAGCAAGACCACGCCGAGCATGACAGGATATGACTATGCGTCGATCGGCGCGGTGGTAGTGGAAGAATCGGAGATCGCAAACGAAGCGCACGCGGTTGAGATCGAGCGCAAGGAGCAATTCGATATCGTTTTTTTGTTGCACGATTTTGGTGGGATCTCCGGGTCGCGTCCTACGTTCCCGGTGCATACATCGATATTGATCGAGGGCATGACGGTGTGCCAAATGGGACTTTCGCCGGTGCCGCCGGCTATGCCGACGGTCATGAGCGAATATGTGATCCATGAGCTGTTGCATGCGTGGTACTATCTTGCGAAGTTGAACGGAGCGCCGGTCGAGGACGACGTGCACAAATTCAGCGGAATATATGATCCGCGGCCGGATGCGACCTATGTGGTGATCGTAAACAAGCTACGGCCTTATTTCGGGCAGATTCATGGTGTTCAAGCGTCAACGGTACCCGAACAGCCAAAAAGCCCCGCTCCGGGGCAAATAGCAGCATTTCCCGATGCTGTAGCGCAAGCAGAGGGCATGAAATGGGTCGGTTCGCCGAATTTTGCGGAGGGGCGCGCCGGTTGGTGGCCGGAAGCGATCGTTCTTCATATCATGGAAGGATCTCTGGCATCAACGGACGCGTGGTTCAAAAACAAGGCGAGCCAAGCATCCGCGCATTATGGAATAGGAAAAAAAGGCGAGGGGCATCAGTACGTGAAGGAGGAGGATCAAGCGTGGCATGCCGGCATCGTGAAGGATCCGACATGGAAGCTGTTGCACGCCGGAGTAAATCCGAACAAGTACACGATCGCCATTGAGCACGAAGGATATCACGGCGATGTGTGGTCCGCGGAACAGATCACATCGAGCGGAAAACTGGTCGCTGATATTTGCAAGCGCTGGAATATCCCGATCGACCGGGATCATATCATTGGGCATTATCAGATAGGCGGTGCGCGCCGGGCGAATTGTCCGGCAACAGACAAGTCTATCATTGAAAAAGTGATCGCCGCGGCAAAGAGCGTGGGAGCGACAACCCCGCCGGTCGTGCCGCAAGCGCCTGCAGCCATCGCCGTCGAATCGGTGGACGCAAAAGCGGAAGGCGATCGCATCACAGTAACCATTAAGATCAAAAAATAAAACATGGAGGCATTACTTGTTTTGCTCGGTGTTCTTGTTTCGATCGTCGTGCAGTTGATCAAAAAGACATTCGGTCCGAATATGCTGGGTACGTATCTTGCGGTGATCATATTCTCGCTTTTGGGCGGGGCGTTGTATTACTGGATCCGCTCGACGGCATATTGGCCCGCGGTGTTTCAGATCCTTACATTCGCCGGAGCATTCTATACGTTCATTCTGAAACAGATGGATTCGACCAAGCGCACAAACTGATAGAGTACGGACACAAAAAGCCACGTGGTGGCTGTCATCACGTGGTTTTTTGTTTGGCTGTGATGGTATAAAGTTATCCACAGGTTATCAACAATACTGCTTGCAGTATCGGAAAAAATGGAATATGCTGAACGCATGAAACATTTTATTTTTGCAATTCTTGCCACGGCATTCTTTGCGGGATCTGTGGCACTCGCGCAACCGGCGATGATCATCATGCCCGGAGCGCGACAGGAGAGCGAACAGAAAATGGTCGAACCGGAGAAGGGACCGACAGCAGCCGGAAATATCTCATGGTATGGCGAAGCCGAAAGCGAATGCATCGGCTGTCATCCACAACGGCTGATGGCGTGTACCGGAAAACGGTTTGATGAGAATGCATTGACGATCGCGGCCCCGGTCGATCGAAAAGGGCGGCCAGTGATAGCATGCGGCACGGAAGTTGAGATCCGCGCGAACGGAAGATCGGTGACGGCTATCGTTACCGATACAGGGGGCTTTGCGCACTACGGCCGAAAAGCCGATGTGTCCAAAGGCGTCGCGCGCGCACTTGGGTTCTTGTCGCAGGGGGTCGTCTATGCAGAATTGTATTATTAAAAATAAAAACAAACATGAATCTAAAACAATTTTTGGAAGTAGTTGGAGGAGATGAATCAGACATCATCGAATACTCCGGCAAAAAAGCAACCGAAGCCGTGAAGAAGAACGCCTACGCCCTGCGGTACGTCAAAGAGCAGACCACCGACATCTGTCTTGAAGCCGTGAAGAACGATGGCGACGCCCTGCAGTACGTCAAAGAGCAGACCACCGACATCTGTCTTGAAGCCGTGAAGAACGATGGCGACGCCCTGCGGTACGTCAAAGAGCAGACCACCGACATCTGTCTTGAAGCCGTGAAGAAGAACGCCTACGCCCTGCAGTACGTCAACAAGCGAATTTTCACCAGCGAATCGGTCGAGGTCAAGACGGTAAAAATTAAAACCGCATCGGGCAAGATCGTGGATGGGGAATTGGTATGAAAAAAAAGAAAGAGGGGATATGGTATGCCGGCGGGCGGGCAGTGCTTAAAAAATACGGCAGAGATCATTTCGTCATGATGGCAAAAAAGCGATGGGCAAAGCGTAAAAAGAAACGATCATGAGTTATCACAAATTCTACGACCTGCTGAAAAAATACGATGGGGATTTGTACAAGGCATCTCAAGAGGAGGTTCTAAAAGCCGCGGGAAATTGCAGCCATCCGCATGCATCTCTTACAACGGCATTGCAGATATGGAAAAAGAAGAACGAAGGGAACCCGGTGGCGCTGTGCTACGACAAAATGGGAACGTGTGACGGAGAGGAGTGCCATTGCAACGTCCCGGAGGATCTCATCGTTTCGGCAGAAAAAAATATCATTCAAGAAAAATCGCATGGAGAAAAATAATAAACTGGTCGTGCTCGATGATGTCAAGATGAAGCTGGCGAACGAGTACAACAAGCAGATCGTCAATTTTTTCGGCGATCAAAAGCAGGCGTTGAAATTCCTGTCGAGCGTAGTGAGTAGCATCCAGCGCACGCCCGGTCTTTCGGAGTGTACGCCGGATTCGCTGATCAACAGCTTCATAATCATGGCGCAATTTGGCTTTATGCCATCGGCTGTGTCCGGGGAAGCGTATGTGCTGCCATATAAAGACGGGAAGTCCGGATGCAAGATAGCACAGTTCCAAATGGGGTATCAAGGATTTGTCACGTTGCTCTATGGGGCTGGTGCAAAGTCGGTGGTTGCGGAGATCGTCCGCAAGAACGATGAATTCTCGATCGTGAACGGAGCGATCACGCATGTGATAGATCCGTACAAGTCGCGCAGTGAGCGCGGTGAACCGATGGGGGCGTATGCTATCATCACCACACAGAAAGGCGGCCGGGTCGAAAAATTCATGCGTAAGGACGAGATCCTTTCGTTCGCGCAACGCTTTTCCAAATCGTTCGGGACCGATTTTAGTCCGTGGAATGAGAAAAACGATCCGGAGGGTTGGATGTGGAAAAAGACAGCACTGAAACAAGCACAGAAATTGGCTCCCAAGAACGAAATGCTGAACCTTGCGATCGCATACGACAATGAGGACAGCGTGATGAGCGACCGCATCAAAGAGGCGAAGGAGCTGTCGACCGGCATCAAGATGGGGGCGTTAGTCGAAGGCAAAGGAAAAAAAGTAAGCGAAAAAAAGCATGACGAAAACCAAGAAAATGAAGCCAACATTATCACCGCGCAAACTGCCGAAGATCTCCCATAGGGAAGAATTGCCCACGGATCAGAGTTTTCCGGTGGATCATCTTTCCCATTCGTCGATGTGTCTTTTCTCAACGAACCAGCTCATGTTCCGGATCAAGTATATCAACCGGGACGTAATTGATTCTTCCTACAGCGCATCGTTTCTTTTGGGTAAGGCGTTCCATTATGCGATAGACATCTTTTTCAAATGCGAGAATGATGCCGTTGTTGCGGGATTGCAGGAGGGGATGAAGATGATCGAGGAATACCCGGAGGGATTCGTGAAGTGGACCACAGGGATCCCCGACAGGCAGACAATTCTTGAGAAATTCGCCTTTGTCTATAACGCAAGGATTCCGGAGTTGAAAAAGGATGAGAAGGTTGTTGCTTCGGAATTGCTCATTGAAAAATTCGTCGATGTTGAATGGCGCGGAAAGAGAGTTGTGCTTCCGGTGAAACTGAAAGGAATCTTGGACCGCGTGTACCGGGACGAGCAGGGCAGACTGATCATCGAGGACGACAAGGCATGTGGGAAATTCTCCGATCCGGAGAAGATCGACGGCCGGAAGATCATTCAGGCGGTGCAGTATTATTCCCTGCTGTTCGCGGAGCTGGGAGAGGAACCGTACATGATGCGGTTTGTCGAAACCAAGCACACGAAGAACAAGGACGGCAGCAAGCAGACCCGGGCGTATGACGTGATCTATGCCGAGAACGAATTGTTTTTTGACTTTTATCTGCGGTACTACGGCGACGTGGTGCGGGCGCTGATGGGACAGCAGGTATACGTGCCGAACATCGATACCATGTTCGACAACGAGATCGGCATCATCGCGTATATTCACCGGCTTGATGAACCGGAAGAAAAAGCGAAGCAGCAGAAATTGCTCAAGGTGGACAACATCACCGACGTTCTCAAGAAAAAGGTCACGTCGGTCCGCAACATGAAGTCGCTCGAAAAGGCAATCGAAAGGTCGCTGGTCGAGTACAAAAACATTGACTATTCAAAAATGGAAAACCAAGAGAAGATCGCAACGAAACTGATGGAGCACGGCATTGTCCTTCACTATGACAGCAAAGTGGAGGGGAATGCGTTCGTACAATACCGTTTTACGCCCTCTATTGGCGTCAAAATGAGTTCTTTGACCGGATATGCAGCAGACATCGAGCAGGCGCTCGGTATGAGCGGCGTGCGCGTCGTAGCGCCTATTCCTGACACGACCTTCGTTGGCGTAGAGATCCCCAAGAAAGACCGGACATTTGTCGAGCTGACAAAGCACGCGATTGGTGGCAAGGCATCGGGGCTTCCGATCGGAGTGGCACAAAGCGGAGAAGTGATACGGCTTCATCTTGATGAGATGCCGCACATGCTTGTTGCCGGCGCTTCCGGGAGCGGCAAGTCGGTGTTCTTAAATACCACGATCAAGGCAATCGTTGATCAAGGTGGAGTGGATCTGAAACTGATCGATCCCAAGCAGATCGAATTGTCGCAGTTTGCCGAACACGCCAGCGAGATCGCATACGATCCGCAACAGGCGTATGAGATGCTGCGGAACCTTGTCGCGGTCATGACGAACAGATACTCGCTTCTCAAGAGCAAGGGAATGAAAAATTACAAGGACGGCGGCATGAAGCAGATCGTGTGCGTAGTGGATGAATTCGCCGAGCTGATGATGGGAGCATCCAAACCGGACGATGGAGCACTTTCTATCGAGGCAATGTTCGTGCGTATCGCGCAAATGGGCCGGGCAGCGGGGATCCATCTGATCATCGCAACGCAGCGCCCGGAAGCCAAAGTGATCACCGGGCTGATCAAGGCGAATTTTCCGACGAAGGTATCGTTTGTCACAACGTCGGAGATCAACAGCCGGATCATTCTTGACCAAGCAGGTGCCGAAAAATTACTCGGCAAGGGCGACGGCTTGGTGGCGCATCCGAAATTCAGCGGCTTGAAACGCTTTCAAGGGTATTCTCTATGAACACCGAAAAAAGATTTTGCCATCGCTGTAATAGGTTGAAGCCGAAAAAGGATCTGTATTATCAGCAGGAGATCGTGTGGAAAAAATTGTGGTATTGCAGGAACAGGGCGGCTTGTGACCGTGCCATGTTCAACAGGAAGGAGAAGAAGGCATGAGCGTTGAAGAAAGGAAAAAAAGATCGAGCAGCTCTATTCCCCAAAAAATGCGTTCGGAAATTCCCGCCTTATTACGGAGATGCGTATCGCGGAGAATATGATCCGGGAAAAAGAGGCGAGGGGAAACTGCACGAAGTGCGGCCGCTCCGGCTTCATCGAGGTGGAATGTCCGGAGTGTGACGGCACCGGAATCATTAAGAAAGAATGCGATCATGAACAAAAATAAAAGAATCGTCGGACAACACAGCATCACCGGAGATCTTGTGCATCGATGCAGCAAGGGATGGGAAAATCGCTGTGCCCGGGCGAAAAAACTAAAATGCACGTGCGATTGCGGGGGGCATAACCACGGAGCAAAGCGTATAGAAAAGGTCGAGGGCAGCAGAATTGGCGGCAGAGCGTTCCAAACTGCCCCGGGAGAGGCCGGAAAGCCCGGGTTGATAGTCGGATACCAAAACACGCGAAACGTTTACTACGATGGCTTGTGGCTCGATCCGGCACCAAGCATTGCGGAGAGGAACCATTCACCGGACGGCTTTTGTTGGGGGTACAACGGATCCGGCCCGGCGCAGCTTGCCCTTGCGATCATGATGTTTGCGGAAGTCGGAACAGAAAAATCAAAGGAAGTGTATCAAGATTTCAAGCGTGACATCATCGCCGCGCTGCCGACAGACATGAATTTCTCTATCCCCATCAAGCAGGTCGACAGATGGTATCGCAAATGGAGAAAGGATCATGGAAAATAACCTGCCGCCCTATGCGCCGCTGATTCGGGCACTGCTTCTTGCGGTGCATCCGGATCGGCCCGCGGCGAAAAAATATGGCAGACAACACGTTCATTCAAGAGTACATGCAGGCGCTCCGGGCGCGGCAAGACGGAAAGTATCAGCGGACACACGGATCAAGAACAAAACTGCTGGCGCACGACATTGCCGACGCACTCGGGGACAGTAAAAACTTCGGCCGGATCGCGCGAAAGTGCAAGATCTACGGCGAACACGCGGCGCGGGCAGCGCTGGCCGAAGTGAACGAATCGCAGGAGGTAAAAAGCCCGGCCGCATTGTGGGAATATATCCTTAAAACAAAATATCATGCTACACAGCAACCCGACGGAAGCATATCGGGAGTACAAAAAAAGAAAGGCGAGATCATTGACGGACGCTTTCACTGCAATACGCACGGCATACGAAAAGGGAGATCATGCAGCGATTGCATCAATGGTCGCAGATTACGCCGAAAAATTCGAGAAGTGCGACGTAGTGTTGGTCCAGCTTTACAGAAACGCCTTTTTGTGTGAACGGCTCGCGGATGATGAACGAGATCTGTGCCGTGCCGTCGAGCGGCAAAAAACACCGGAAGCCATGCGCTCGCAGATATTCGCATCATTCACGGCGGCGCAATGGAGAGATCCGGCGGCCCGGGAATTTGCGATCAGCATGCTGGCGCATCTGACGAAGCTATCATGGGACCGCAGGCGAATGCACAAAAGCATCTTTGAAAAAGTAAAATGCGCACTGGTATGACCGAAAAAACAAGATCGAATGAGCAGGTGCAGGGAAGGATCATGGATATGATCCGGTTGGCCGCCCGGGTAGCGCATAGCATGGGCATGCCGACATCGCTCCCTGTATCTGACGAAAGCGGGAGCGCATACGTGGAGGCATGCGCGATCAAGGCGGTCAAAGACAAGTATCCGGAGATATTCGCCAACACAAGCCGGTGCGGGAATTGCGGGGCCAGCATGAATGCGTACTGGTATACGTTCGATTGCTTGGATGCGGCGTTGCTTGTTGCGATCGGGGGCGAGGTATTGCGCGAATCAAGGAGGGGCACAATCTTCGCCGACGCGAACAAGGTACACATTGACCGCTTGCCGGTAGCGACCAGCATCAAAAAGCGCATGACGCAGTGTGCAAAGCTGGGCCTCATTGCGCAGAACGACAAGCGCAGCGGGTGGTGGGTCATTACCAAGAGGGGGTTCGCTGCGCTCAAAGGGATCCCGGTGCCGAAGAAGGTGAAGGTGTTCCGGAACGAGATTATAGATAGGACGGAGGAGATGATCACGATTGCGGAAGCGGTGCATCTGTACACGGAGAGGGTTGATACTGCAATGGCCCGGGGGAAGCCGACAAAGAGTGACTATCGGGCTGTGTTCTATGCGTATGATCCGAAGATATGGGTCGAATTCGCGGAGGTACAGCCACAAAGATTATTTTAGACAACAAACATGAATAAAAATCAACAGGGTGATGTTAGCGTAGCCGATTCGTTCGTATTGAAATTCGGACGCCGGCAGAACGACATCGATGGCATTCTTGAGAAGGCGTGCGCCATGTTCGGCGTCACGCTTGGGGATCTCAAGGGTCGATGCAGGAAGCGCAATATGGTCCACGCCCGGGTGTACGCGGTGGCGATGTTCCGGGAGCAGATGGATCTTCCTTTCGCGGAGATCGGAAGGTACATCAACCGGGATCATAGCAGCGTAATGCACCTGTGGAAAAAGTGTGTACAATCGGCAAAGGAGTAAAACTACTCATCCACGCGATATCAGACCGTTATCCAAAGAGTTAAGCAGTAGTTATCCACAGGACGGGAAAGCAGAAAGACCGCAAGGCAAAGCGGTTTTTTTGTTTTTAATAATCGAAAAATGCCTGTTTTGGCGATGCTTAATAATAATAATCTATATAAACCTTTGTCTAAAGATAAAGAAATTCATATAAGAGAATGCATGTATATATTTATATTCGGCGCGCAAAAGTTTTCCACAGAAAAATCGAACGGAGAACATTCACAGGAATATCGAAAAGATGTATACTCGAAAGGTCGAGAAAAAAATAAAAAAACTAACATGAAAAAAATTGCAATCGTGGGGCATGGTTTCGTGGGGCAGGCGATCGAGCGTTTCTTTGACGACGATCGTTTTTTTATTTCGGTATTCGATCCGAAGTTTGGACAGCGTGCCGAGGGAGGGAATAGGATTTTCGGCACAACGCAGGAAGATGTGAATGCGTGCGATCTTGCGATCGTGTGTGTGCCTACGCCGTCCCGGGAGGATGGATCATGCAATACGACGATTTTGCAGGAGGTGCTGAAATGGATCAATACGCCGCTGATTCTGATCAAGAGCACAACGCCGCCGAAAGATTTGGAGAGCATTATCAGTCAGTCGGGGAAGTCGGCGAAAATCGTTTTCAGCCCGGAATTCATCGGAGAGGGAAAGTATTTCGTGCCGTTTTGGAAATATCCGCATCCGACCGATATGAAATATCACAGCTTTATGATCTTCGGATCGTTCCCGGAGGCGGTTGAAGCGTCGGAGAAGATCATCGGGGACTTCTTTTTGCCGGTGATCGGGACCGACTGCAGATTTCTAAAGACCGATGTGCGCACGGCGGCGCTCATGAAGTACACGGTGAATTCGTGGGGGGCGATGAAGGTGACGTTTTTCAACGAGATCGCGGAGATCGCCAACGCGCTTGATGTGGACTATCAACAGCTCCGGGAATTGTTCTTGCTCGATACCCGCATCGAGCGCATGCACACGGCAGTGTTCCCGGACAAGCGGGGATATGGCGGCAAGTGTTTCCCGAAAGATGTGAAGGCATTGGTCGCATTCTCGCAGGAAGCCGGTTACGATCCGCGGCTGGTCGCAGAGGTGGACGCGAGCAATGACCGGTTCAATGACATGAACAAACGATCATGAAAAAATACATCAACGAGATCATTCTGACAGGAGCATCGGTGGTCAATGTGGTTGCGTTGCTGGTGCTGGCTGTGGGGGAGCATCATCTTTTGTTTGCCGCATTGGCCGGTGCGGTAATCGCAACAACACCATTCATTTGGATGAAGAAATAATATGGCAAAAGATTACTATCTTGACCCGAGGACACGGAATCTCATCAGCATCGATACCGAGGATAACAGCATCTTGATCTTGCCAAGAATCACCGACATCAGAGTGTGGACCGGTAGCGATGTTGCCGGGCAGGAAAAACTGGATGTTGACGGAAAGGTGAGAACACACAATCCCGGAGCAACAGAGGCAGCAAAAAAAGCGATGGCAAAAGCCCGGGCAAAGGCGTTGTTATCGGATGGTGATGATGGGCCGGAAGAACCGACAGGGGGGAAAAGGACGTACCGAAAGCGTACGGAGATCACACCCGAGATCGAAAACAAAATTCGTCACTATGCCAACGAAGGCATGAATGTTGTACAGATAACCAAGCAGATGGGAATCAGCGCAACACCAGTGAAACGCATACTTGGAAAAATATGAAAACAGTTGTCACAGGATTTGCGGGGTTCATTGGATCGCATCTGACGCGTGCATTGCTCGAGCGCGGGCATGAGGTGATCGGAATCGATAATCTGTCGACCGGTTATGCCGACAGGATCAAAGAATTCGCCGGGCGGCCCGGATTCAGTTTTGATCTCAATGACGCACGGAACATCGAGAAGATCGTGGGTGAATGTGCATCACCGCCCGATGTGATCTTTCATCTTGCCGCATTGCCGAGGATACAGCCGAGCATTTCTGATCCGCTTGGGTATCATGATGCGAACGTGAACGTGTCGCTTGCCATCTTCGATTATGCGCGCAAGTGGGGGATCCCGGTCGTGTATTCATCTTCGAGCAGCATCTATGGGCAGGCGCTTAATCTGCCCGCGATGGAGGACGATGCGAAAGCACCGAAAAATCCCTATGCGTTGCAGAAGTGGATCAATGAGCAATATCTTTCGATATTCTCGGCGCTGTATGGCTTGAACGTAACGGCGCTGCGGTATTTCAACGTATACGGCGAAAGCCAGTTGTCCGAAGGGGCATATGCCACGGCGATCGGTATCTTCTTGAAACAAAAAGCGGAGGGGAAGCCGTTCACGGTTGTTGGCGATGGAGAACAGCGGAGGGATTTCACGTATGTCGCCGATGTGGTTGAAGCGAATATCGCCGCCGCGCTACAGATGCAGCCGTGCATGATGAAAGCGCGGCTGAAAGGGTATCATGCGTTCAATATCGGCACCGGGAAGAATTACAGCATCAACGATATTCTGAATGCGATCGACCCGGAGCATCCGCGTATACCGGCAGAGGCAAGGATCGGGGAAGCGCAGGAAACAAGAGCATCGATACACAAAGCCGGAGATCTGTTGTACTGGACGCCGAAAACAGATCTGATGGATTGGTTGCAGAAGGCAAAAGAGCGTCCGATCAGCGAAGTTGTCAAATATCATTAACAAAGATATTCATGTGCACAGAAGAAGAAAAAGATCCGGCGGCCGCTGGTGAAGGCGTTGAGGAAACAACGACACCGCCTGCAGAGGAAACCGGAGAGAATGGAGGCGCGGAGGAAGCTGCGCAAGAGAACGAGGCAGGGGAGCAATAGCGCTTTCGTGAGGCGTCCCGGAATCGACCCCGGGACCCCACATGAGAGTATTATTAAAACACCACAATGGAAACAATCCGTCTATACTACAACAAAGCCCGCATCATGTTTTTGAAGTTGTTCACGAACAGGGTGAAAGAGATCGTTATCCGCGACGAAAAGACCGGGCAGGTCGCAAAAGCAACGACCGTGAGGACCGAGGAGAAGCTGTGCCAGCACAAGAGGATAGAGCAGATCGTCGGCACGTTTTGGGAGTGCATGGATTGTAAGGACGCGTGGTTTGAGATCACCTACAAGGTGCTGTTGTCGCAGGCAGATCTCATCGGTGCGTGCGAAACGCTTGCGAAGCATCTGCGGGCAGAATTCAATCTTGAAGATGAAACCGATCCAGCTAAAAAATAACGCGCGATGCGTCATTGCGTTCGATGACTATCATCCGAACAATATGCGCGCGGCAAAGATATTGCTCGAAGCAGGATTGCCGGGGATGTTCTTTATAGAAACAGCGTCATTCGAGGCGCAGCAACAGATCAAAGAATTGTCGGCGCTCGGGTTTGAGATCGGAGGGCATACCATGACGCATCCGAAGGATCTCAAGGCGTTGACAGCGGAGCAGTGCAGCGGGGAGGTATCGATATGTAAGTCGCAGATAGAGAAGATCACCGGGAAGCCGTGCACGTCGTTCGCCTATCCGCGCGGGAGATTCAATGACGTTGTTGTTGAGATCGTCAAAGCGGCCGGGTACGAAGATGCGAGGATCACGCATGTGCTCAAGATCGAAGCGCCGGATCAATTCAGAATGCCGACAACGATCCATATGTTCGACGTCCGGAAAGAATATGACGGCCGCACATGGCTTGGTATGGCAGACTTTTATCTTGACCACGCAATCAAGAAGGGCGGCATGTTCTATTTGTGGGGCCATGCAGGGGAATTGGACCGCGCCGGGCAATGGAATATGTTCAAGGGGTTTTTGAAAAAATTGAAAGAGCAGGTTGCATGAAGATATTCATACCAACACAATCGAAACAGACTTTGGGCGGCGGCTTTACGTGGCGCAGGACATTCACAAAATATGCGCAGAAGCAGGGGGTGGATATCGTGCAGCGGATGGAAGATGCGGATGCGGTGCTTATATCCGGAGCGACAATGGTTGAGCGTGATTACGTGCAGAACATAAAAAACGCAGGAAAGAAGATCGTATTCCGGATCGATAACATTCCGCGCAACAGCCGCAACAGAAACACTGGAACATCGCGCTTGTATGATTTCGCGCAGATGGCTGATCTGGTGATCTACCAGTCGCAGTGGGCGAAAGACTACATCATGCCATTCGTAAAGCATGACGGCCCGGTGATCTTGAACGGAGCGGATGAGGAAATGTTCAACCCGGACGGCGAAAAGGTTGAGCGCGAGGGGTATCCGCAGTATCTATACGTGCAATACAACCGGGACGAAACGAAAGAGTGGCACCGGGCTTGGTATGATTACATCATGGTGCACAGAGAAAGACCGGAGGCGCATCTGTGGATCATCGGCAATTTTTCACCGGAGCAGGTGGAATACAAATTTGATTTTTTCATGGGTGAGCGGTTCCGGTATCTTGGGATCATGAACAACCCGGAGGATCTCGCGCGGTACTATCGATCGGCGTCCTTTCTGAAATTGCCGTATTTCAATGATGCATGCAGTAATACGCTGATCGAGTATCTGCTGTGCAATCCGGCCGGGGTGGTGCAGCATAACTTCACCGGCGGCAACAAAGAGATCATGGGGGCGGCGATGGATGAACCGTGGAAATTGCGGGCGAGCAGTATGACCGCGGAATATATCAACGAAATAAAAAAGACTTTATGATGATGCTTGTTGTTGGTGCAACAGTGGCAAGGTGCAGTGCTCCGCTCAACGAAACTGTTGTCGTTATCGATCGGTGGGAGCTGATGGGGTATATTATTATCATGAGCATCTGTATCGGTTATGGCTTCGGCAAAGCAATTCACTGGTTCAAAAACAAATGAGCTATTATAGGACACAGCTTGAGGATTGGCTAAAGACGATCGATGTGAAAGCGGATCGCGTTCTTGATGTTGGCGGCGCTGCGAATCCGGTGAAGGGCAGGACGAAAAGCTGGGAGGTGCGAGAGTATGCGATACTCGACAACCACAACGAGGAACCAAAACAAAAAGCGGATTTTCTTTGTGATATCAATATAGCGTTTCCGGCGAATGTTCCCGCGCAACAGGCGTCCACGGAAAGACACGACGTCATTTTTTGTTTGGAGGTTATGGAGTATGTGTATGATCCGTTGACTGCTTTGAAAAATTTGAATTTTCTGTTGGATAAAAAAGATACTCTATACATTACATTTCCCTTGGTATACCCAAGACACAATCCGGTGGGGTTCGATTGCTTGAGGTATACGGAGGCCGGGGCAATACGCTTGCTGCAAAATGCGGGGTTTGTGATTGATGAAATAAAATACCGGTATCACAAGAATCCGGAGCTGTTGAAAACGATGTACGCGGCCGATGGCATGAGAGCGGCCCGAGATATCGATCACGGCGTGACAGGGTATATGATTAAAGCAAGAAAAGCATGAGCGACAAAAAGGTAACGATCGAAGCAGTGCAGTTTTTGGTCGAGCACTGGACCACAATGACCCGGCAGGAATTGGCCGATCATTTTGACGTGAATCTTCCTACGATATCCCGGTGGGCGCATTACGCGCGAAAGAGCGGCATCGATCTTCCGAGAAAAAAGAGAACCGAAACATCGGTATTCAAAGAGGTGGCCGACAGACTTCCGGCCGCCGGCAGCGGCGATCATGACCCGCACGACATCGTGCACGCGTAGCGGTGTACGACGCAGCGCTGTGAGTGAAGTGATGAGATCCTTTGGAGATGCGCATTGAAGAAGGATCAAAACATGGAACGAGCAACGTGCCGGTAGCCGGAATTCTATCAACCACATAACAAACAAACACATGAAGATCATCGGCATCACAATGGTCACTGATCCGGAGTACAGGCAGGATCCGTGGAAAGAATGCATCGGGCAGATGCTTGAGATCTGCGACGAGGCGGTTGTGGTGTGCGGAGATACCGGAACGTATGATCTTGCGGATCAGATGAAGGCGCGGTTCGATAAGCCGCTGCATTTTGAGTATCTCGATTGGCCGCAACCGGAATGGACCTACGACGAGCTGGCGCGACATTTGAACGCCGGACTGGTCAAAGCAAGGGAGCTGAACGCGGACTGGGTGATCAAATTCGATGCTGATTATTTCATCCATGAACAGGATGCCGGCGTGGTGAAGGCGAAACTGCGCGAATTGAAAGCGAAGAAAAAAGCGATCGGAGCATTCGAGAAGCTGCAATTCTTTCAAGTGAGCCGGGCATACGAAAAGGGGAATATCTTGACCGCGCTGAACATGGAGTACCCGATATGGTATGGCAAGGACAAAGCGAAATATACCGATCTGTGCCAGCCGATCCTATGGGATGGGAAAAGTTGGATGAGATACCCGGGCGCGGCGCATGAGATCCCGGAGGGGGTTGCGGTGCCCGAAAATCTGCATCAGCGCATGGGCGTGCATGTGTGGAATTATGACTATTCGTTCAAGACGCTGGAACGAGCAACGGAACTGCTGTATCGTTTCGACCGGAGCCATGCGAAATTTTGGGGGCATGGATACCACGGCAAAGCGCTGAAAGACATCACTCCGGAGAGCGCATTGCGTGACTACATCACACTGGTCACAGGGCGGCTCAAAAAATGCAACAAGACATTCGAGTGGCAACAGCACCCGAGGCATATCCGGGAAAGAGTGCGCGACATCGACCATGACAAGTTTGGATATTTATTGTGGAATAAAATATGAAAATTCTGACGATCACGGATAAGCCCGGCAGCGCAATCGATCGCTTGGCATCGATGAACACGGCGCGCTTGCCGCATTTGAATATCACGCAGGTATCGTTGCATCCGAAGCGCCCGGAGGCAGAGCAGATCGAGAAAATTCGTAAAGAATTGAAAGAGGGCGTGGATCTGATCGATGCGCAATACTGGAAGTCGGCGATGAAGATGCGCGAGCTGTTCCCCGAAACGCGGGAGATCCCCACGATACTAACGCATCACAACGAACACAATGTCGTCGGCGAGTGGGAGTGGGAAAAAGAAAAATGGGATCATATTGTCGTGAAAAACGGCTGGCAAAAGAAGCAGCTCGAAATGAAGGGGCTGAAACCGACATTGATCCGGCATGCGTGCGAATTCAAAAACCTGCGCTTCATCCCGGAGCTGACAAAAGAAAAGATCGTGCTGTACGTCGGGCAGATCAAGAAGGTCAAAGGCGTGCGCGAGCTGGCGCAGGCGTGCAGAGAATTGGGATACCGGCTGATGGTCGTGGGCGGCGTTTCGGAGGCGGGATATTACGTTGAGATGGACAAGACAGGGATCATCTTCGCACAAAGCGTTCCGGACAATGAGATCGGCGACGTATACCATCGCGCGCGCGTGTACTGCGCGAACAGCGATGATGGGACTGAATCCGGGACCATGCCGATATTGGAAGCGATGGCATCGGGGATCCCGGTTGTCACGCGCAAGATAGGGTTGACGCGCGATTGCGGGAAGCATGGGGTGAATATGTTTTTCCGGGAGGGGAAATACACCGACATCGAGGATATGAAAGCGGCGTTGAAGATGGTTATGGAGAACGACGATATTTCCAACGAGCTGCGCGAAAATGCATGGCGCACGGTCCGGCAGTATCATCCGGACGTGCAGGCGCGGGAGTACGACATTTTATTCCGACGGGTGTTGTTCAAGGATACGATTGTGAGTGTGATCATACCGACATACAACCGGGCAGAGATCTTGGTGCAGGCAATTCACAAATTGAAAGAGCAAACGTATAAGAATTTCGAGGTTGTGATATGTGACGACGGATCACAGGATGAAACGGCCTACAGTGTCGTGTACGAAATGCAGAAAAAATACGCATTCCCTGTCCGGTACATCAATACGCTCAACACAAGCGACCCGCGGATATATGGCCTTGCGAAAGCCCGGAACATGGGGATCATCGAAGCAATCGGCGATATCGTATTGTTCTGCGATGATCGCTTGGAGATGCATCCGGATGCGATCCGGTCATTCGTCAAAGCACTGCAACAGCATGAATCGAAAAAGGTGTGGGTATGGGGGAGCAAGGGGGCGTTCAAGTCTTTCGTTGAGAATTTTAGCGCGACGTGGCGCAGGTCTTTGATTGATGGCGGCATGTTCAACGAACGCATCGATCGGTACGGCGGCATGACGCAGGAGATCTCCGCGCGGTTCGCGTCGCAAGGGTTCAAATTCGAGTATGTGCCGCAGGCGTTGTGCACGCCGCTGATCACCACGCACAGCAAGAGCAAGCACCGAGAGGATATCATCGCGTCGAAGATAAAATTGTACAAGATGGGACTACAATGACAGAAAAACAAGCGGAACGGTTGATCATAGAATTGAAGAAAAATACCCGCTTCACCGGAGGATCTTTCTTGGTGTCGTTTGTCGCTTTGATCATTGCGCTTATAGCATTATTGAAAAATATATGAACGTATCAAGGATCCGCAGGATCGAAAGCAGAGTGCCATTGATGACGCCGGAACTATACGGCCATTTGTTCGGCAAAATAAAACTTGAAATTGGTTGCGGGGATCCGCAGCACCGGCGGCCGGCCGAGGAGGGATACATCGGCGTTGATATGATCGATTATGGACAGCCGGTTTTGTGGGATATCGAAAACGGATTGCCGTTCCCGGACAATTCAGCGTCGCATATCTATTGCAGCCATGTATTTGAACACATTGATGATCTGATCGGGCTGATGAATGAGTGTTGGCGCGTGTTGGCTCATGGTGGCGAGTTGTGGGCGATCGTGCCGCATAGGGATGCAGAAAAGGCATACGTACCGAGCCACATCAGATACTTTGACAAATGGACATGGAATTTTTTCCAATACGAGGAATACGCGGAGGGTTATTATTCCAAGGTATGGACGATCATCGATTTGGTCGTCAACGCGCGCAAAGACATTCATGTAAAAATGACACCAAAAAATAAAATTAAAAACACATGATCAATAGGGAAGAATTTTTGAAAAGTTTGATGCCGATCGAGCAAGAGCTGCTCGGATTTTATAAGAAGCTGCTGTCCAAACATCAGCCGGGCAAGATCCTTGAAGTTGGCAGCGGATGGGGATTGTTCACAAGGGCATGCATCGAGTGGACGAAAGGGCACGTCGTCACAATCGACAAGATCACCGGGGGATATGGACTTCCGCAATTCAAAAAACACACGGAAGGATTCGAGGGTCGGTTCACGCGTGTCGAGGGAGATTCGCAGAAGATATTGCCCGGGTGGGAGGATGCCTACAAAGAGCACTTCGATTTCATCTTTGTGGATGCTGATCACGGCCAAGACGGAGCATCGAAGGATCTGAAATACTCATGGCCGCTGTTGCGGAAGGGGGGTTTGCTGATGGTGGACGACGTGTTCCACAAAGAAAACTACAGCTACGTCGAGAAAGACAAGTGCATGAATTTCGGTGTCGGGTTCGCGCTGTGGGGATTCATGCAGGCACACAAGGGCGAGTTTGCATCTTTTCCGGAGATCGCGCCATACGCGCATGGCGTGGTTGTTATCAAAAAGGCGCTCGAGTAGTTTTACAAATAAACACTGGTCTGTTCGTGGGGCATTTTGCGAAGCGGGGTAAACCCGCACAAGTAGTTGAGTGCTGCTATCGGCAGAACAATGACCGGCCGCAGGGTCGATCATCCGGTGTGTGCTATACGCCGTCGGCAGGGGGCATTATGAAAACAGGCACCAACAAATTGCGTCGGCCGTTTGTTTTCAATAGTGTCTGCCGGCGGTGTGGCACAGAACACCCCATTCATCAGCATTAAATTGACCTATACGGAGGTTTTGGGGCTTATGGGTACAAAGTTACCAAAAAAGTAAAAATAACGCTGTATATGCAAATTTCAATCGGTTGCGGAAGAACAAAAAAAGAGGGGTTTGTCGGGTTGGACATCCAAGATTTCGGATGGAATAAAGTATGGGACGCGAAAAAAGACAAACTGCCGTTCCCGGACGGATCGGTTTCTTTCATCGAGGCACATAATTTTTTCGAGCACGTCGAGCGGAAATACTGGCGCGATCTTTTCAATGAGTGCTGGCGGGTGCTGAAAAGCAACGGCGTCATGGAGCTGACGGTGCCGAATGCGGAGAAGTCTTTCGCCCTTGCGATACAGGACATCACGCACGTTTCGTTTTGGTGCAAGGGCACGTTCAAGTATCTGACCGGGGAGCGGCCGCGCAATGCGGACTATGGTTTCAAGCACTGGATCATCCTGCGGCTGGAAGATGATCCGAAGGATCCGGAAGGTCGTGTTATTTTTGCACAATTAAGCCCGAGCAAATAATATGCCAAAAAAAGGGGAAATTTTGGGGGGTCCGTGGTCGAGGGTTCGTCGATATTGCGATAATGAAAATTGCAAAAGGTTCTATGAGGGCCGCGGAAAAAAATACTGTTCTCATGCATGCTATCAGGCATGCATAGATGGCGATGGGAATCCGAACTGGAATGGTGGGGTGCACGAAAACGCAGGTGGCTATGTGAAAGTTTTTGAGCCACAACACCCACATGCTGATCCGGCCGGATATGTATATCAACATCGCATAAATTTTGAGAAGCATTGCAGAAAAACGCTGCCGACAGAAAGCGTTATACATCATCTCAATGGTGATCCGAGCGACAATAGAATTGAAAATCTGACGCATGAGAGTGCGAGCACCCACTATCTGCAACATAATGCATGGAAGAAGCTATTGGGCCGTCCGATACGAATTTTCTGTGTTGCTTGGCACATTTCGCACCAGTATCAATTATTCAGAAGCATCCCGCATGCAGAATTTTATATGGTGGTGAATCCTATCCGGAAATGGGGCGTGTATCGCCCGCTTCCCGCTAATGTATTTGAAGTGCCACAGTATGAGCCGGGGAAATACGATGTCGCAATTCTAAATATAGATCAGCAGTGTATTGATGATTCGTTCGGCAAAAGCAAACTGTACCGTGAGCTGAACGCGGTGATCACCGACATACCGAAGATCGTTATCAACCACGGTACGCCGTACTGGCCCGAGATGTTCACGGATGATTTTTTGAAGATGAAGATGAAGATGCTTTTGGGGAATAACTACGTTGTCGTCAACAGTAACCGGGCGAAGGAGATGTGGGGTGATATCGGCCGGGAGGTGAACGTGATTATCCACGGCCTTGATCCGGACGAATGGTTCGATCTGCCGAAAGAGCCGAGAGTGATCACGTCGTTGTCGCCGGCGGGGTTGGAGAGATACTACAACCGGGCGCTCTTGTATGATGTGAAAGAAAAACTGAAAGAGCGCGGGATCCCGCACGCGTGGATCAGCGTCGATGTAAAATTCAACGGCGAGGGAGGAGGGTTTGACGCGTACAGGGATTTCATCGGAAGATCGCTGATCTATTTTAACCCTACGCTGGAAAGCCCGATGCCGAGATCGAGAACGGAGGCGATGCTTTCCGGGTCGTGTGTAGTGACGCTGAATAACCAAGACACCGATCGCTTCATTGAGCACGGAAAGAATGGATTTTTTGTTCCGAACAATCCGGCAGTTGTCGCGGATCTTTTGACCGGACTGATCAACGGCTTTTATGGCAAGTGCGTGGAGATCGGACAAGAAGGCAAAAAAACGGCGCGTGAGCATTTCCACATGAGCCGCTTTCAGTCGGAGTGGCGAGCGCTGCTCGAACGCGTGATCGCAGAAAATAAAAAATAATTTATATCACACACATGAAGATCGGAATTTTAACGATGGAGGTGTACGAAACAAGAACGCCGGACAGCGTGGGGTCGAGCCGTATCCGGGGAACGTGGCTTTTGAAATACTGGCCGGAAGCGGAGCTGTTCAAGATCGGCCAAGCGTACGATGTGGTCATATACCAAAAGGCCTTTTTTGTCGAGCACATGAAATTGTTCAAGGGCATCAAGATACTGGATCTGTGTGATCCGGACTGGATCGATGGAAAGCCGGTGAAGGAATGCATCGAACTGTGCGACGCAGTGACATGCAGTAGCGAGCGGCTGGTTGATTTTGTAAAGACCATGACCGACAAGCCGGTGTTCTTTGTCCCGGACCGGGTGGATCTGTCGGTGCATCCGTTCAACAAAAAGCATGAGGGCCGCGCGCGCAGTGTGGTGTGGTACGGCTATCATGGGAATCACAAAGTGCTCGATCAGTGTCTTTCATCGCTCAAGCGGCTCGGGTTGAAGCTGACGATCATCTCGGATCTGCCATATATCACGAACCAAAACGTGCAAGGGATCGATGATGCGTGGATCATGGAGAATCTCAAGAACATCAAATACGATCAGGAATCTTTTGCCGAAGAATTGTGCTACAATGGCGATATGGTTCTGAATCCCCGGATCGAATCGGGCAAATACCAATTCAAGAGCAACAACAAAACATATATCGCGTGGGCGCTTGGCATGCCGGTTGCGAAAGATAGCGAGGATCTTGAACGGTTCATGGATCCGGACGAGCGGACGAAAGAGGCGGCGGCCCGGCGAAAAGAGGTTGAGGATCTCTATCGCACCGAGCGATCGGTCGAGGAGTATAAAAATATCATTGATCAAATATCACATGCAAAGCTATGAGGACGGATACAACGGCGATGAGCCGTTGAGTGTGTGGCACAGGATCTTGCTTGCCGTCGTGGTCGTGCTGTATACGATGGTCTGCGTCGCGTTCATCCTGTTACTGATCTGCGCGATCAAGTGGATGGTCGTGTATTTATTATCGATCCCCGCATCAACGTGTCCACAGGTATGAACGAATCATTTTTGAATCCCAAAGAGAGCGACATATCGGCGACCATCTGCCATTATCTGCAGATGAAGAAGTTATTTTTTTACCGCAACAACAACATCCCGCCGGTGTTCAACGATAGGTTCGGCAACAAACAATTTCGGCGGCTTCCGAAATTTACGCCGCGGGGATTACCCGATATCATTGTGGTCAAGGATGGGAAATACATCGGGCTTGAGGTGAAGAAACCACAGTGCGGGAATAGCGCGAAAACATACCAAAGCAAAGAACAGAAAGAATTCGAGCAGAATTTGAAAGCGGCCGGCGGCGAGTATTACGTGGTTGGTAGCATTGATGAGGTACAAAAGATCCTATGATAAAACCAATATGTCCGGAATGCTGTGCCGAGATGGAGTGCACAGACAGAGAAAAGAATCTGTGGGCGTGCCCGAACTGTGTGGGAGCAACAGGGATATCCGGAGAGGGCGCAGCGGCTACCCCGGAGAAAAAAAGATGGTGGCACCGGCCAAAAATCGAAAAGCGTATCATTAAAAAATAATCATGTTCAAAAAACTGTTCAAGTGGATGCTGGTGATCAAGACGATGCGACAGGCGGCAGATCTGTCCTGCCGGGCAGCGTTCTTTGCCGATATAGCGAACGATTTCAATACAAAAGTCGGACAGCAAGACAAAGGAATTTTGGAACTGCAGGAACGTATCAGTGCGGCTGCCAGCGATCACACAAAAGAGGGCAGGGAAAAAAGACAACGAGATGAGCGTGATCTGAAAGCAATGCAGACGGCGCGCGAGAATCTCAACAAAAAAGGAATGGAATCGGCGCAGCACATGATCGAGATGCAACAGAGCGCCGCAGAGCTGCGTGACTTCGCACAATTTATCACAAAAAAAATATGAAATTCAAGATCGTTCCCATCGATTCTGTGGTCCCGGCAGAATACAATCCCCGGAGCATAAAAAAGGAGGCGCTGGATAAGCTGCGTCGCAGTATACGCGAATTAGGCCTTTTGGAGCCGATCGTGGTGAATATACACCCGGGACGCGAGAATATCATCGTGGGAGGGCATCAGCGCGTCGTAGCGGCCAAATTGGAGGGCATCAAAGAGATCCCTGTGGCATTCGTG